TATCGTCGTATACAAAATCTTCTACAGAACAAGGTAGTGATTTAACTGTACCATCAAATAAAAAGAAACCATTATTACTCATCCAATACGCAACACCGTCTATCTCAACAGCTGCGTTCTTACCAATCAAACCACAGTTTGTACCTACTTGTTCAAAGCCAAAGGTAAAAGGAGCTCCGATAAACTTCATGGTATATAAAGCAGTATCGGTCCATATTAGAATTGTTTCTTTTGCTTTGATTGCTCCGACTATCTTAGTTCCATCTTGAAGTCTTTGTGTGCCCGCTGCATTTACTGCAGAGGGTATAAAAGTATTAATATCTTCTTGATCAGCAAATCTAATAAACATGTCATCTTGTGTGCTAGCTGTACCTATTGTTGTTTCTGTTCCAAAGTGTATCAAGTGTCTTGTAGTGGGTGATATCAAAGTTGCTCTAGAGGCTGTTGGATTGTTAGAAGTAGAAAAACTAGAAGTGCTAGTCGACGCTCTGTTTGCAGTAGGTGTTGTCGCTCCGGCGTTCCATGTAAAGGTTTTACCGTTTGCAACAGTTGCAACTAAGACTTGACCAAAGTTATCAAGGGACCAAAGACCAGGCTCTAGTTCTACTTGATCAGCTTTTACAGCTACACCCCATCCACCAAAGTCTGTCGCATTAGTAGCCGTAGCTCCATCACTATGTGTCGCTGCAGTGGTTCCAAGAGCTCCTCTTGTACAACCTGTTAAATCGTTTGTGGATTTACCTGTATAGGTAATAAGTTCTGAGTCTACTAAGATCGTACCTGCAGTAGGAAAAGAAGCAGCACTTGTTAAAGTGATAGTTGTCTCTGATGCATCTAATGCTTCGTTTACAGTTGTCGCTGCAGCAGAATCAATTGTACCGCCCCAGTTACCTACACCCCAACCATAACCATAAGTTTGTTCTCTTGGACCAACAGGTTCATAGAACTTACAAGTCATAGATCCTCCTGTTGATATGGAGGCTGTAGCAGCCGCGGTTGATGTGATTGTAAAAGTTGTTGTACTAGGAACTGTAATTATCTGAAACTTAACGTCCTCAAAATTAGAGGCACTAAGACCTGTGCCGCTTGGTAAAGTGACACTATCTAGTTGCATTATGTCACCAGCTTTTGCACCGTGAGCAGAACTTGTAGTAATAGTAACAGAGGCTGACTCATCTGTTGTAGCCATTGTAGAGGATGTCAAAGAACTTTTGATTGGTGTGATGTCAAAAAGTTGACCTTCAAAATATAATAATAAAAACTTATCCGTTCCGAGGGCCACGTACCTGTTGCCATCTAAATCTGTAAAAGGGTGTTGTGCTCTGACAACACCGACTATCTTATCAGGTAAAAGAGAGGACCAACCTCCCACCTTTTCTGGTAGACCATAACGAAAGCGTACATTGTTAGAATCAACAAAACGACGTTCGGCACCTTTAGTGGTGTCTTGTTTGTCTATGCCAGGTAAGAAGTCTAGAGTTACGAGAGCCATTTACTCTCCTTAGACTTTATCTTTGTATGCCCAACCACGAGTCGCGTTTAAGAAGACTAGTGTAAATGCAGACCCATTTGTTGATACAACTAAATTAGAAGCGGCTCCTAATATATTAGAACCATTTCTTGCAATTGTTAAATTATTAGAACCAAAGGACCCTTTTGCATCTATAAAGGTAACTTCATTACCCACACTAGGAGAAGCAGGAAGTGTCACTTGTCTTGGAGCTGCACTTGTATCTATAATTAATTGATCATTATTCACTGCTACATAGTTTCTGTCGATAGAGTGATAACCTTTTTCTACTGATAGTTGAACGATGTTTGTGCCATCAGAATAAACAACCATCTTTGAAGCAACCGGCATTGTTACGCCTGTGCCTGATGCTGTCTTAAAAGTTAAAGTATAGTCACTAGTGCTTCTTGATGTGCCGTCCTCTATTAGATACATCTTTTCTATGGAGTCAGGAACGGTAACACTTCTATTAGCGGCCAAAGTGCCTGTAAACTTGATGATCATGTTACGCCCATTAGAGGAGGCGCCATTACTGATTGTTAAAGTTTGGTCTGAGGATGCTACATCTAAAGATAAATAACCACCCACAGCTTCCTCTACTAATTGTAGATTCGTGTTGGTTGTAGATCCCCATAGACCTGCTTTTTCACCCGTAGCAATTAATTCAAATTTTTGTGATGTAGAAAATGTCGATGCCATACTGCCTCCAAATTTATATTATGTTTCCACGTTTGTCCATGTTTGACTTGCGTTGGTGTTAATGTCATTCCAAGTAATAACACCTGGTCCATTAACAGTTGATGTTAATAAGTTTGTGCCTGGAACAACCACCGCTTTAGCTACAATAGTCACAGATCCTACTCCCACGGTTCCCGCTAAGTTGGTTGTGACTGCCACATCAGCAGCCGCCTTTGGTATCATAGTGCCAAGGCTTGATGTAACTGCGTTGCCACTGACAGTGACGTTAGCTGCCCCTATAAAGGTCAGATCACCAATAGAGATGTTACTTACATTAGTTCCTGGAGTAACATCAGCGTTCGCTTCAATCGCTGAAATATCACCTAAAGCTATTGTAGCTTGAACACCCTCTAAATTTACTGGCTGGTGAGTAGCTTCGCCGAAAGCAAATTCACCAAAAGCTGCTACGCCAAACATGGCTACGCTCCTGGTTTAGTCGGCCAAGTTACTGAGTTTACTTTTTCTACTGTGTCTAATCCTGTAGTAAGGTCTCTTAAATCTTGTCTATATTTTTTCTGTGCGTCTGTCATGGTGTTATCAGAGGCACCCCACCAATCTGTTTCTGCTAATAAACTGTTTCTTTTATCTCTTAAACCTACAAGTGCTCTATCTAAAGCACCGTCTGCCCATGCTTTTTCTTCAGCATCTCTAGCTGTTTCTTCCTCTGCCGTGAACTGCACTCGTACCCCATCTATGTTATGAAACCTTGGCATTATTGTCTCACTCCATATAAAGTTATTTTTCCAGAAACAATAGTTCCAGAATTAAAGTAAAATTTAATATTATTACATCTATCAGTTCTATTAGTTTTTAAAGCATGACTAGAATAAATAACTGCGTGTTGATTTCCATTAAATCTAAAATTACCCATAAAACTTAATGCTTTATAATCTACAGTATTATTATGAAAATAAGCAACTGCATTACAGGCTTCATCTGATTGATTACCAGCAGTAGATGAACTTCCTGTAAGCATCATATAACTTGCACCAGTAGAATATCTTGAATTAATTACATCACTTGCAGTTCCTTCATGTCCCTCTAATGAGGCTTTTTGATAATTACTAGATGATATATAATTACTGCCATTATCAAAACTTAACCTAGCTATAAAATAATTTTCATCATTAGTAGATAAAATGTTTTCAAATGTAAAAAAGTATTTGTTGTAAGTGCTAGTTAAATACGTGCTTGAAAAAGTCCAATCTGAATCTCCATTAGACGCAGTGATGGAATGTAATTTCTCATGGGTTCCTGCACCAGTAACAGTGCCGGTAAATGCAAATGTGTTAGCTAAATTAATTTTATCAGAACTGATTGCATCATCTGCAAAAGCTCCTGCGGGTAATGTATTAAGTGCCATGTTATACTCCTATTAACCTATGTGCATAAAAATAAGCTCCAAGACTAGAAGAACTACTAAAAGTTATTGCACCACCACTTTGATGTAAAACAAAAACTTCTATGTAATCTCCCGCAGATAAATCAAAAGTTTTAAATACACCAATAGTATATTGTTCACCACTAGATGAACTTGCAACTTGTGCATAATGTTCTTCAACTTCAGAGCCATTTACAAAAAGATTCATAGTAATTTTTTTACCGTCGGTTATAGAACCACTTCTAATTGATGCACCTATAAAATATTTACCAGCTTTTCCTGATGGCACTGTAAATCTATAATTACTTGAGTGGTCATACGCAGAATCTGTATCATACACCTCTGCATTGTAAGCAATTTTAGTTTGGGTATCATTGCTTATAGACTGAGAAGCACTCATTTTAGCTGCAAAAGCTGGAGTATTTTTCAACGCAGCATTATTAAGTGTTAATGCACCTGACCCATCAGAAGTCATAATGGCATTATCACCACCGTCAGCGAGTATATTTACTTTAAGCTTACTGGTCATCTGTTATCCTATTAATCTGTATCCGTGAAAGTGTGAGTGAGAACCACCAGATTCTACTTTATTTACACTTATATTTTGTTTTACATATACTTCTACATAATCTCCTGCAGCTAAATCAATAACACCTGCAACACTCATAGCAGAAGCAACATTAGAACCTTGAATAGCACTTCCTCTCCAATATGAAGAACCATTTTTGTAAAGGTCTATATTAATTTCAGCTAAAGCATCTTGCATACTTACTGTAGATGTAAAAAAATACTTCCCCGCTTTACCTGATGGAACAGTAAATGTTCCTGATGAAAAAGCAGAGTTAGTATCAAAATATTCACTATCCCAAACAACTTTTGTATAAGTATTTTGTGTTAATGATGTTCCTGTGCCTGATTGATATGCTGAAAAAGCTGGAACACTTGTAAAAGGTCCAGATACAGTATCCCCGTCCTGACCAATGGTCAGCGTTGAGCCTGACTGCTTGATTATCTCATTTACCTTTAACTGCGATACCACTACTTACTCCTTATGATTTGGGGTTTGCGTCTTTGACTGCTTTAATTTTTACTGCCCAATCACCAGTAGTATCAAGTTTCCCTGCTACCATGTCCTTGTACAATAAATCTAGCTGATCCCCAATATCTCCATAACCTGTTTTACGTGTTGCTCTAACTGTGTTGTTTGTCTCTTCAGTGTTACCTGCTGTTTCATATGTAGCAAGTTGTTCATCTGTTGGTTGAGCTAAACCTGAAATATTCCAAGCCTTAATATAAGGGCCCTTTCCGTCAGAATCATCCTGAAGTAAAACGTCAGTTGTAAAGTCTACGGTCTTTGAATTAGCTGCGCAATAAAGTTTTACCTTTGTGCTTAATGATGCCATTGTTTACTCCTATCCACTAAAGTTTGCGTAATCCACAACCTTAGCACGTTCTTCAGCTCTTTTTGTTTTGATATCAGCAGGCATAGCTGTTCCGCCTTCTGCTGCTCTGATTGAATACCAATCAGTTGACGCAAGGTAAGCTTTCGCTGTTTCGTTTATTACCTTTTGTGATGCGAATGCATCTTGTTTGTCCATGTCGGCTTTAACTTTTGTCCAAGTAACAGCATCTGGCTTTGCACCCATAATAGCTGTGTCGTTGGAGTCTTTACCTACAACCCATTCAACGTTTGCGTTGAACTCAGCTCTC